GTTGTCAATGCCCTCAAGAGCTTTCAGCTTCTTGTATTCCTCCAACGTATAGTTGGAAGTGAACTCAAGAGCGTCAAGGCTCTGAATACCCGGAATATAGGTCTGCATTTTGTCAGACAGGGTGGTGGTTTCCAGCATTTCGGGAGTGCCGCCCAAATCCGGGAACTCCTTAATGTCAATCAGCTTCTCCCATGCAGTAGACTTCTTCTGCATAAGGAAAATCTTATAGGTGCTAATAGCCATGATTCTTTACCTCCTGTAAATTACTTTGTTTTTTGAAACGATTGCTCGATAACGAGCCACCATACGATAAACAGTAGCGTCCTCCTCGTTCGGAACAGGATTTAGAAGTGTTCGAGTGAACCCGAGAGCTTCCATTCGCTTGTCAATCAGAGCGATGATTGCCTTACATTCAGCCTTTTTGCCGCTCTGCTTGTTCGAGTACACATTCACCTCATAAAGCAACTGTGCGTGATTTTCGATACACTCTGTCGTGCGAGTATTCCGATAAATCTGATTGTCAGTCTCAATGAGAGAGACACACGGGAAGGAAGGAGGAGACTTAACATATTCGCCAGTCATGTAAATTTTCGGGTACTTCTCACGCACCTTTGCAGATACGGTATTGAAAACCTCTGTCTCAATGTCAATCAACCGAACACCTCCCTCGCTATCTGTGAAATTTCATTACAAACGGTGGTGACAGCCCGAGCCATCGGCATGACAGCCGGAGTACCATGTGTGAGCTTGAGTTCGCCCTCCTCATAGAATCCCCACGTCTCTTTCTTACCGTTGCCCTTACCGAATCCACCGATTGTCATACCCAGTTCCGCACCATGAGGGTGAGGGGAAGAACCGGGTGAGCCATTATGATAGACACCAGCACCAAACTCAACCCACACAGCGTCTTCGCCACTTGCGATTACAACCGTAACCGAACCTCGATTGTCTACCGACACATCGACCTGTGCGTAGCGTTGCCCTCCTCGAACCAAATCGTCCACCACAGCCCCGGTAAAGCCTTTCCTTGCTTCATCAGCCAGCCGCTCGGCTACTCGGTCTCGGAGGAGTTCTGTCTTTTTCAGAATCTCTTGCTTGTAATCTGCCAGTTCCCTAATTGCTCCTTCAATGCTCTGCTCGGATAATCCGAAGGTGATTTTTCGCTTACCCACTGACGTTCACCTTGCTTATCGCAATCGACACGCTGTTCAAGCTCCGGGCTACCTTCTTCACAATATAATCGTGTGGGGTGATAACCTCGCCCTCCTCGTTGGTAGTCAAAGCCCCGGTTTCATCAACCTGTGGAACTTTATCGACCCAAAGAATCGTGTACTCGTCAATCGGTGGAGCGTCATTATCCATGACAATCACCTTATCGTAGGATTCACTCTCACCAAACTGCCTTGTGGTGGTCTCACCCTTGGCGGCAGATATATTGGCGGCGAACTCTACTGGGTTTCCGTGAATCACATCGTATTCCCCTGTTACATTTCCGTACTCGTCCGTTTTTGCAACCTTGCTCTCGTACAGTGCATAATAGAAACTGCTTTTATTTCTCAACATCGTCCTCATTTAATCACCCCACAATGCGGAGTAACTACCTTGAGCATGGACGCTGGAACATCGGCATTTTCGTAAGAACGGGATATACCGTTCTCAGAGTGAGAGGTTTGACCCTCTGCACCTCGCTTATTCAGCATATATGCGGCAATCTCACATTGGAGAGTGTCATACTGTACGGGAACTTCCGTCACGCTCGGGTCATACGGGTATGCTCTTGCTATAATCTTTCGACCAGCCAGCTTGAGGTAAGTGGATAACACTTCGTCTGTGTCAGAGCCACCGACCATAGCCCTAAGAGCAATCAGCTTTTCCTCCTCGCTCATGCTATCCACCTCCTATCATTAGCCAGCAGAGACAGTAATCTTGACCGCCTTAGTAGCGTCAGTCAGAGCCGCAAGGTAATACTTGCGAGAGTAGATGGTATTCTGACGAATATCACCGTCACGCTCCTGTTCAATCTCCACACCCTTCTTGTTGAAAAGGGTAACTGCCTGTCGAGTGGCAACGATGATAGTACCGCTTACAGCGTCCTTCTTGGTGTAGAGGTTCACGCCAGCCACAGTACCGACATAGCCGCTACGGGCAAAGGATTCAACGTACTTCAAATCCTCGGCGAGATTCTTACGGAGCTGTGCCATATCGGAAGGGCAGACAAAACCGAAGGTCATAGGAGCGACCTGTGCCGGGTCATTGTCAGTGCTTTCAATGTTCAGTGCCGCCACAGCGTCAGCGAACGCCCCGAAATCCACCTTTGCGGTAGTCACTGTCAGCGTAGCCTTATTGAACTCTGCGAAAATATCCGCATTGACGGTGTTGAACATATCCGTACCCATGTGACGAGTGCCGACAGGAACGAGCATGGGGTCGGTCATTTCCTGTTCGTCAAAATACTGGAACTTGTTCTGCGCCATCAAAATACGGTACTCCTCCGGGGTGTAGGAAACCTCAATGGACTTGGTGTTACCTTCGCCCATCGCCAGCTTCTCCGTACCATCGGTAGCCCGATAGACGTTAATCTTACGAACCATACCAGCAGTACCCACAAGAGAATTGTCAACAGTACAGAACTGTTGCAGATTCAAGTGGGAGTTGAACTGGTCTTCCACCTCGTTAGAGAGGTAGAAATTGTCATAAATTGTATGTGCCATTATTCATTACCTCCGTATAATTCTTTGTACTCGCTCGGGTGTTCCACAGAATACTGATAGCGTTCCTGTGGGGTCATAGCCCGAAGCTGTTTGAGCGTCATGGTTTTGCTATCCCCATCGGGGGTAGGCTTCGGTGTATTTTTAAGGGCTTCCGCACGAACTTTCTTTCCGTATGCTTCGAGGTGCTTCTGCTGGTTAGCGAAAACCTTTGCCATGTCACCGTTTGCCATAGCTTCTGCGGTTTCATCAGCCAGTTTCTCGTCATAGCCCATAGCCAAAAACTTTGCCTTATGCTCGGAAACGGTAGTCTTATGAAGCAACGCTTCATAATCCTTTTGGAGCTTTTCTCGTTCCTCCTGTTCCTTCTGCTTGGCGGCTTCGTCCTCGGTCATTTTCGCTTGCAACTGCTTTTTCTTATCAGCCAGTTCAGAAGCGGTCTTGTCGAAAACATCTTTCTTCACATAGCCGCTGTAATCCGGCTCGGGCATATCAAACCCTTCCAATGCGGCAATTTTCTGTTCCGGGGTCATGTTTTCATAACCCTCGATTTGAGCAACATCAATCTTTGCCATGTAAAAGTCCTCCTTGTCTTTTCAAGTCTTCTGTGACCGTGTTTGCGATTTAAGGTTTCTCTACCTTTCTGCGATTTGTTAAGGCGGTTTCTCTACCGCCATATTTGAAGCGGCGAACCGCTTAAACATCGTCTTCGGGGTCAGTGTCCTCGCCCTCAACAGGCTTGGTTTTCTGTGCAATAGCTTCCGCTTTTTTCTGCTGTTCCTCGTAATACTTCATGCTCATGGTGTAAGCACTCTCGGAATCAGAGAACATACCGCTATGCTGGAAAGCAAGCTGTGGGTGAATCTTCGGTTCTTGAAGCATAGAGATAAGCACCTGTGACTTGCTCTGAATCGCTTCGTAATTCCTCCGAGTGAACTTCATGTCAATGTCTTTCAAAAAGAGATTGAGTTCTCCAAGGTCTCGGCAGATACGAAGTACCAGCTTGAGCATTTTCTTTTCCGAACGCTTAAACACATTCTCACTGTCCTTGGCACGAGCTTCTGCGTCAGACCAGCCATCACGAAGCAATACCGCCGAGCCTGTATCACTGGTAGAAGAACCACCGTTACGGTTCGGCATACCGCAAATCGTAAGAACAGCATTGTAAATGTCTTCCTTGAGGGTCTGCGATTGTGTCTGATTCAGTTCGGAAGTAACCACACCTACATCGGCGTTCTGTCCATCGACAGATTTAACCTTGATTGCTCCGAGCTGTAAGAACTCCTCGTATTCCTCCTTGCTAATATCACAGTTAATAAACTTGATAAACGCCTGTACCAACTGCTCAATCCCGTCCATACGGTTACTATCCACTTGGTTGATAGCGTCCAGCAGAGGAAGCACAATCTCAAACGCTCCCAATCTTGCGTTATTTGCCGGGTACTCGAAAATCGGAATCATATCAAGAGCGTGCGGCTTGCACTTCTCATGGTTGAGAAGGTCTCCATCAACATGGAAATAACGATTCTCGGTATAGATGGAATAATGGAAAATCTCGTTATCGTCCTTGCTGTACTTGACTGCCATCATGGGCTTATTGCCGATTTCGTTCGAGTACACAACGAAGGTGTCTCTCGGGTCAAGCGTATAAAGCTCGAACGGGGCTTCGTCCTCCTCGCCCGGTTCATCGGGAAGCACGAGACGATAAGCTGTTCCACAAACCATCTGCCATTCGACAAGCTCTTGATCTTGAGCGGCTTTATCCTCGGCGAACATATACTCGTTGAGCGTATTGATTGCATTGACAACCTCCTCGCCACCATTCCGGCTCACATATTGGATAGGCTCACCACAGAGATAACCGACCTTGAAGGAGACAATCTCGTTCGCACGATTTTCTACAATCTTGTTGCAAATCTCGGGGCGCACATCTTTCTTGCGGTAACGGATAGGTTGGTCTCCTTTGAAATACTTCCAAAGGTAATCAATCTCGCTACGGTTATAGGAATGAATCGCCAACGCCTTGTTCAGCACTTCAACAACATTCGCTTCCGTGATTTCCGTCTCGCTGGTCTTGATAACACGCCTACCGCTCATAAGCCTTGTTTCGCTCAAAGGCTTACTCTCGTCAATCTGATTTGCCACGATTGCTCCTCCTTTCTGACAAAATAAAAGTGGGTGCATAACTGCTTCGAGGACTAAAAAACCTCGTGCAATCATGCACCCACATAAAAATCCATATTCGTTTTCTACATCACATGATACCACAAGATATTGTGTTTGTCAATAGAGCAATACACAAAATGTTGATAATATTGTAAATAATGTGGAAAACCAATCCATCACCAAGGACGCTTGAACACTTCGACCCTCATTCCCGACAAGCTCTGTGCGTATTCTGCCAGCATAGCCATGCCATCGGGAACATCGTCATGCTTGTTCTTGCCAGCCACAGTATAAGAGCAGAGCATATCCATCATTTTACCGTAATCAGATTTCTTCTGATAGAGAGAGGAATCCTTGAAAAGACAATGCTCCTTAACCCATGCGCTGTTGACGATAATTTTCGTTTCTTTGTTGGCAGTAGTGAACTTGGTCGTGATGTTGGTAATGCCGCCACGCTTCTTGACTTCGCCTTGTATCTTTTCGGCTACACGCCTACCAGCGGAGTTTGATTCAAACCGACAGGATTTCACCTTGTCTCGCACAAGAATTTCCGTCAAGCGAGCGTCAACGATGTTCGGAAGACCATTATCGCACACGCAATCGTCAATGTAGTAATCCTGTCCATAGACATAAGCAACGGGAAGAAACGCATAGTCAGCTCCTTTGTCCTTCGTATCGCATATACCGATAATTGCGTCCGGGTCTTCCTTTGGAAGCTCGAAGTAGCGGCGAAGCTCGTCTTGAGAATATACAAGACCCTCACGCTCAATAGGCTCGTTCATATACAACGCTCGCCAGCTCACATCGTCCATGATGTTTCTCTGCTCATGGTAAAACCTTGTGGAGAATCCAACACCGTAAGCATAGTCAAAATTTGATTCATCGTTTTCATCGAGAGCGGGAACAACGATAAACTTCGCTCTATCACTGTCGATATACTCACGCTCAAGTCTACCGATTACATCATGGACAGACCAACGGGTAGCAATATGAAGCTCCTTACAAT